GTTCTAGTACCTAACAACTTGATAACACTCTGTATTTCCTTTTCTCTTCCTTCGCTTTTCAACTTGGCAATAACCTCAGACTTATCAGCCATTTTCTTACGGCAATACTCGTAAGCAAGGTTTTGGTAATAGTTGCATACCCTAACACCAAGGTTTCTACTTCCTGTATGTATCACAAGAAACTTCTCTCCTTCTTCATTTGCATCTAACTCAATAAAGTGATTGCCACCGCCAAGACTTCCAACAGAACGATATACTATTTCCATGCTGTCAAGACAATCCCAAGCACGGAATTTGCCAAACATACAACCATCAACCAATCCGTTTATGTAGGCTGATACTTCTCCCTCGTTGACATTAAAACCAGACGGAATCAACTTATTGACTGCTTCATCAAATTTCTGCAAGTCAATATCAACTTTACCAAGTCTAACGACTTTCATTCCGCAACCTATATCTACTCCTACGGTGTTAGGAACTACTCTGTTGTCAAGCTCAATTACCGTGCCAATAGTGCATCCTTTACCTGCATGGCAATCTGGCATTATTCTTATTTTACAACTATTGTAAGCCTCGCTATTAGATAGGGTTTCTATCTGTTTGATAGCTTCATCTTCTATTGTCTTTGCGAAAATCTTTGTAAACTCATTCATATCTTGTTCGTCTAAAATTATTCGTTTCTCCATACACTATTTTATTTTACAATTACCATAACTTTCCAATCAAATGATGGTCGTGCTTATCGAAAGCAATTCCATACTTGAACATTTCTTCAAAAAGCATAAGACGCTCCTCGTTGGTAGCCAACCGAGTAGATTTCTTTTTATCCTCGGTCATCGTAAAATGAGAGCCTACCATTAAATTCTTATCTTCCTTGTGAAGATAAAGATAGCAGAAGAGATTGTGACACCATGGTTTCCAACGCTTACATAACACAATCCAATCATTATCTATCACAACTATATTGCCTTCAGCAACAATATCTTCAAACATATTATTTTCCATACACTACTTCTTTTTATTACAAGGGCAGCTCTCGGCGTGAATAACACAAACTCCGTGTTTCGTGTCTACTATCAGATAGTCATGCCCTTTCTTGGTGAATATTTTTATATTAAACTCTTCTTTTTCGTGTGGAGTTCCTAAGCTGAAAGAAATCCTAAAACCAATTACCCCTATTATGAAAATCAAAAAGAGCAAACCGTATGACTTGGCTAAGTCTAAAATCTTACTCTTCATACGTTAGTCCTCCTTATCGAATTTATTGCCAACAACATAAGCTTCTAATAAATTAACAAATGGCTCGTAATTGTCAACTTTATCTAAACTCTTGAAGGCAAACGCTCCTTCTTCTTTAATATAAACTACCTCATAGAGATTGTCTATACACAAAAGGTCATAACTGTCATGCACTATATCACCTTCCCAAATCTCCTTTCCCTCACTATCTTTCAACCCTGTGAACTGGCAGACGGTAGAAGGGTCAACCTGATAAGTGGGATTTCTGTTTAACTTGCTTTCTTTCTGACGATTCTCAATGATGTATGTATTACCATTCTCTTCGTAGAAATATCCGCAAACCCATCCTTTTCCGTCAAGACGTAAAGCCTTGAACTTGATATTTTCTATTTTCATAAGCTATTCATATAAAATTGTTATTCTTTTACTTTTATTAACCTTCAATATAGCCTCCTTGGCTTTATCAATCGAAGAAAACAAATAGTCCGGGCAAAGGTTATATGCACCATAATCCCAATAATGGATAAGTCCAAATAACAATGAATGTCTCTTATCTACACGATAAGCAAGGATTGGATTATCCAGAGAATCGTAATGTATGCCTTTAACAGCATTGCTTTTACGATACATATCTACTATTCTATAGGTTGCCATAACTATTTTGCTTTAACGTTATACACTCCATCAATGACCTCCACTTCATAACAATCGGGACAATAGTGTTTGCCATCTATCATTTCCCAATCAGAGTAGTCACCAATATCAACTTCTTTGTTACTGAATAGTGCAGAGCAAGTATCTGTGCCGCCAAATACTTCTCCGCATCTATCGCAAACAATCTGATACATTTTAATCGGTCTATACATAAGCTATTCTTATTTAAGTTCTACTGGCTCATCGCTCCAAGATAACTCTCTTCCGATGAGCTTCTTGATTGAGCCTTTAGGTAAATCAATACCTTCTTCTGCATATATTATAAAACCTACGTCATCAATATCATCAGCATTTGCATACCATAACTTACTTGATTGTTGACGTATTAGATGTTCTCTATAGAAGGAAACGTACTTTTGAGTACGTCCTCTTAATGGTTCTTCACAAAAAATATGTTCACCATTTTCATCTACACATAACCATGCCATAACTATATCTTTTTAAGTTTTATCTTTATTGCCTTCAAATTTCTTTCACCTCCATCCCAGAAGCATGAACGTCTAAGATAGAAAGGTTGACCTTTAAGCCAAGGAAACTTTTTGTAGAAAGCCTTCCATTTCGCTCTTCCTGCTTTCAAAGAAGGCACTTCAATACAGCTTCTAGCATAGCAGCTACCAAAGACTAATGTATTATCACAAACGTTTTTATCCATAACTATTCCTCCAATTTTGGACTCCAGTATTTTTGCCCGCAGTAGTCTTCCCCACATAGCTCTCTACTGTACCGATACTCACAATTAGAACAACTTCGCTCGCTTGGATTCCACAGCATGAAATAAATTGCATTACGAAAACCTTGGTCATATATCTCTTGTTCAAATGCGCCAAAATCATCCTGATAAGCTCCTTCTTCTTTTGCTTGTTGAATTATTTTATCTATTTTTTCATTAATTTCCATAACTATTCCTCCATTTTTATACCGAATGGAGTTCCATCGGCAAAGGTGAACCATTCAAAAGCCGTTTCAAAATCAAGACGTTCAACATCTGTTTCGATTCCGTCTGTCTTTATTCTTTGAATAATGAGGTAAACGTCCTTACTGCTTTCTATGACCTTGTATTTAATGAACGGCTCATGTTTTCTTATTTCTTGCCAGCATTCTTCTTCGGTGTTGAATGGTCGGAACTTTGCTTCGCTTTGTTGTTTGATGCGATACTCTGTATTATTCCAAAACTCAATCTCTTTCATTTCCGTCCAATCATTCGGAACATCTGTACCTTTTACGGCACTTGGTTTTGTTCTACACTCAATAACCCTTCCTTCTGCAAAAGCTTGCAAGATAGGATAAAATTCTTTAGCTTCAATTCTATTCATAGCTTTAATAATTTAGTTAAATACTTATCCATACTATAATACACTATCTGAGTAATAGTGTATACATAGAATGATTCACATTCTTTAGTTTCTTTTACTCGTAATATAGTACTTCCTGTTATTACCCATATTGCTGGTATAATTAAAGGCAACAAAGAACCTTCAATTACGAATACTATAGTACATATAGGAATCATAAGTAACACATATACTAATCGCTTCAAGATTTTCATATCAATCCTCCAACTCTATGTTATTTTCTGCTGCGTAGCCATCTTGTGCTTCCTCGCAAAACAAACCTTCGCAAAGCCAACCTATGCCGATGTTATATTTTGAAATAATGTTCTTGTTGCAATACTCACAGATAGCATCGCCGAATTTATTTTGTAATTCTTCTCTTGTCATAATAGCCCCAAATCCATTAATTTCCATTTAGCATATTCTTCTGCTACACTAGGCGCACTCAGTGCATGCATAGCCAAAAGATAGCCTTCGCAAGACGTTATATATTTTCCGAAAGCATTACGATAATCTAAATCTTCCTTCATGCTTTGTATTACGGATTCTTTACTCATTGCTTATCCTCCTTTGCTTTTTTAAGATAAAATTCTCTCCAATCTTCAAAAGTCCAATCTCTTGTGTTATGAGTAAGATTGAAAACTTCCGTATCTTTCTCTAACTGGAATAACAGCCAAGCGTAATCTTCATATCGCTGTCTTAGCAATCTTTTGCGACACAATCTTACATGCTTGTATAACTTATAATCAGCGGTTGCAGCATCAAAGATTATTTTACCTACTATTGCTAACAGATAAGCAGATATAACGCCTAATGCAATCCAACCTAATATTGTAATTACTAAATCCATATTCTCTTTTTTTTACCCTCCTTAGTAATTGATAATTTTCTGTGTTTTACGAACCTTGGCAAAGAACCCACTAATCTGTTCTTTTGTCGCAACACCTTTAATGTGACACTTCATCCAATTGCCAATACCATTGGATTTCTGAATCATTCCATCAGAATCCTCACCAATTATCACACCATATCCACTACAAGCCTTTATTTCGATTATCGAAAACATGCTCACCAAAAATCTTCTTAAGTACTTTCATATACCTAATCTTTTATATCTTTAATATAACACCACTTTGTGATGTTGTTTCTCCTTACATAATCTTTCCAATAAACAAAAGAGTAAAGATAATCAGCTTCGTACTTAAGACCTCCATCGTCTCCATCATACCATTCTGTAAGAATCCATTCTTCGTAGTTTGGAGCTTCTTTTACAGAGTACCATTTAGTCATTGTTCACCTCCTTCCTTTGGAAGTAAATCACTAATATAGAGCCAGCTAATAATATCATAATTAGTTCCAATATATTTGAAATCGTAATCATACCATCCAAAATCGTGAAAAGATGATTGTTCTATTCTTTCTTCATCTTGAAACATCCCATGTTTAGGATGATAAACAACTCTTACCAAACATGTTCTATTTTTATCAGGCATTTCGCTAGCAGGATGCCATAAGTCCTTAAGGAACTCTTCCTTAGTTAATCTCTTTTCCATTTTTCAGTCTCCTTCACATAAAGTTTCGTTAACCTCGTCATTGTATGTGTGAGTAACCGGATTGTACTCGGAATGGGTCGCATCTACCCTACCTTTCCGGTTAGTGAAATAGATAGCATTTCCATCGTCATAAAACCTGTACACTGTTATACTATCTACAACAAACAATTTCTCGACCTTGAATTTGTCAACAGAATCCGAGATTTGGACTCTTGTACCCTTACCTTTGCAACCTACCAAAATGGCGGCAACGGCTATTATCATGATTACCTTTTTCATATCAACTTCTTTTCTTCTTAAAGAATACGTCATTCATCGTACCCTAATATACTAAAGAACTCATCCATTTTTGAATTTAGATTGTTTGCCATTAACATATATGCCGGAACGGAGCGACCGATATTGCACTCTAACTTCAATGCATGTATCATTACTGAAGCTTGATGGCTTGAAATCTTAACCCTATCCAATCTGGAAAGTATTTCGCTCTGCGAATCTGCATTACGAAACACTTTCTTGATAAGACTTTCTATGTACTTACGCTGCTTGTCCGTCATTGCTCTTATTGTGCTCAAGAGACTCAACCAAAGCCTTCAGACCATTGAAGGTAGCATCCACCAACTCCTTGCTATCGGAAGCATCAAAATACCAATTTCCAATAATCTTGCTATTATTTTCGGCAAACATCGTAATACTCGTATGAGTATTTGAAGACGACATCTGGATAGACTCCTTTGTTCTACCCATGAGGCTGGCAATCTTTGCCAACACCTCTACATAAACATTATTCTTTTCCACTTTCTTCTTACAGTTTTTGTGGTGTGTCTCACCTTTTTAAAATTAGTAACCTTGTTTCTTAATTACAATGCAAAGATACAAAGAATATCCGAAATATGCAAACTTTTTAATGTGTTTCTTTTATTCTTTAATATATCATAACATATAACACCGATAATTTACTGACGTTAACACAAAAATCCCCACCACTACATTATTATATATAGTGATGGGGCAAACCTTTAAAACAAAATAGCATTATGGATTTCTACGATTACTATCATATCAAATCATCCACATAAGCCCATTTATAGATGGCGTTTGATTTCGTGAACCTATTCCACCATTCCTCGCCTAAGAAATTCAGATGCTTGAAACGCTTACGAACCTTAGTCAGACCGACAATGCGTCTGTTGTACTCCGGCAATTCTTCAACCGAATGCCAAGCACCTTCCTTTTGATATTTCATTCCCAACTCCAAGGCTTGCTTGGCTATCTGCCTTGCACCTTGACTAAAGTCTATCTTATCAATCAACATTTCTAAGTCCATAATCAAATAACTTTTATGTTTACTTTGTCTTCAAAAAACGCTTCTAGCACTTCCTTGGCTTTTGTATCTGCTTCATCCAAGTCTTTGCATTTGACTACTTGAACACCATAACCTATAGGGTTACGCAATTCATAACTGCCTTCAGCCTTAACCAACCGGAGGAAAATATCTCCACCTTTAAAGCGGTACGAATATCCTTCTGTTGCCTCGTTCCATTGTCTAACTATATTCCTCACCGCCATAATATCTTTGCACTTTTACCAATGTAGCACTAGCACCCTCAATGTAGGCTGCGATAATGACATTTCTATATAGCTCACTATTTTCCTTATCAATTCCTACCAAGCCTTCTGTTGATTTCAAAGGCTCAATTGTAAATTTATAAGCCTCCTCTACTATCCAGCTAGGAACTCCATTTGAAATCAAATTCTCACAATACTCATTCATAATTTAACCTTTTAAAATTAGTGGATGACAAGGGATTTAAACCCTTGTTGGTGTCAATTCCTCCCCAGTGACCTGGTTTGATGACATACTCCCTCGCTACTTGCAAGGAATTGTTGGGTTGCTAACGTGGCTGCGCCCTTGCGAATGCTTGGGTGACTTACTACCACTCCCCAATTCGGCAATGCCCTGCCGAAGTATATTCTCAGCTGCAAAGAGGTCTCTAGGATGAACCGCACCACAACTAGGACAAGTCCAAACCCTGTCACTCAACAACAGCTTATCATTCTTATAACCACAAGTACAAAGGCGGCTCGATGGGAAGAAGCGGTCAATCTTGTGAACCTGAACACCATACTTCTTCGCAACGTGCTCCAACTTCACAACGAAATCACCATGAGCCAAGTCAGACATCTTGCGTCCCCAATTACGCTTCATTCCCTCCAAGTTCAAATCCTCCAAGCAAATCAAGTCATAACGCTTGCACAACTCATGCGCCATCTTCCACTGGAAATCGGAACGCTTGTTCACGATGTTTTGATACAATCGCTCCAACTCCAGCTTCTTGCGCTTGCGGTTATTGCTGCCCTTCTTGCACTTCGAGAGGTTGCGAGACCTGCGTCTAAGCTCCAACAAGTCAGTTTTAAGGAACTGAGGATTATCAATCTCACGCCCATCGCTCAAAGTCATATACTTCTTCAATCCAAAGTCGATGCCCACGGATGCACCATCATGTGACTTTCCGTAAGACTCGGCTTGCTTGTCTAAGCAAAGGACGATAAAGTACTCGCCCAACTTGTTTCGCTTGACCGACACCCTCTTGACCTTGCCATCGTAGGGACGGCTCAGAGAGAACTTAAATGACTTCTTTATCTTGTTTATCACAAACTCGTTTCCACTAAGGGAATAGCCATTTTGTTGAAAGGCAAATGAACCAAATTCTATTGCTTTCTTAAATTTTGGTGGACGCTTCGCATCATGCTTGAAGAAACGCTTGTAAGATATATCCAATCTATCCAACACCTCCCTAACTGTTTGACAATTAAGCAATGTTGGTTTATA